TGTTCTTCGGTATCTTCTGAAGAATGCTGGTTACCACCCTACCAACTTTTCCTAAAGGACTAAACATGAAATTCGGATTTACCCCTGAGGCAGAGATCCTCAACGCCCGTGCTGCAATGCTTGGTTTCGTCATTGCTGTCGGCACTTACATCACAACAGGTCAGATTATCCCTGGCGTATTCTGATGTTGATAATTGCAGCCATACTAATCTCTTCGTTCATCTTCTACTCTATTCTCTTCTCTGATGAGATAGACGATGACGATGATCAAGGTGGTGGTATGATGATTCCTGCAGTAGTTCCTACTAATTAATTATGAGATACATTCCTATCCTTCCTATCATTCTTCATGGTTCTCCTGTTCCTGATGAGAATGGTAACTTAGAAGAAAGGAATCAACTGACTACTACCAGTTACTTTGCTGGAAAGAAGGTGATTCTTTTCGGTCTTCCTGGTGCATTTACTCCTACATGCACTAATGAAATGCTTCCTACATACGAGGAACTTTACGATAAGTTTGTAAAGGACTTTGGTATTGATGCCATCTATTGCACGAGTGTAAATGATGACTTTGTTATGGAAGCATGGGCAAAGTCTCTTGGTGTCACGAAAGTACAAATGATTCCAGATGGGAATGGAGTTATTGCTCAAGCACTGGGTATGCTTGTTAAGAAAGAGAACCTAGGTTTTGGAAATCGTTCCTGGCGTTATGCCGCGTATGTTGATGATGGGGTCGTTAAGATTCTATTAGAAGAACCTAATAAGGAAAACAATTATGAACTTGATCCTTATGAGGTCTCTGACCCTGCTACAATGTATAAGGAAATGAAGAAACTTTTTTCATAGTATAATGGAGGGGCACCTATATAGGGTGCCCCATTTTATTGTCCGATGCAAAAAGTAATTAATGCTTTAGCACTATTGTCATTCTTGGGAACTGCTTCTATCATTGGTGGTGGAGCTTACATCTACCTCCAAAAAGATGCCTTGATTGATGGCGTCAAAGAACAAGTAACCAAACATGCTACGGAAGCAATCACTAACGCTCTCCCTGGTATGCTCGATGGTGCTATGCCCGAACTGCCAGAAGTAACTGGTGGTGCTTTGCCAACTGGTGGTGACACTCCTGGTGTACCTGCTGGTTTACCTGGATTCTGACCTATGCCGAGAGGAATTTTGACTAAGCCTGATATGATTGCTAGAGTTTATAAAATTAAGAATGAACTCTATGATGGAAAACAACATGACAAAAGTGGAGACTGGCACGATGGTTGCCACGATGCTCTGAATAGAGTCCTTGACATTCTCAGCGAATATTCGGGATGAAAATAGGTGTAGTTGGTGGAGGCAACGGTGGTCTCGTCGTTGCCTTATATCTTTTAAGAGAAACCTTTGACAAGGATGTTGAGGTTGAAGTTTACTATGATCCAGAGATTCCCATCGAGAGAGTGGGGCAAGGGTCACTAGTCAACTTCACTTCTCTGATTGCAGAAGTTCTCGGTGTCAATTGGTACGATAATCAAATAGACGCAACATTTAAATCAGGAATCCTGTATGAAGGATGGGGAAAGAAGCAAGACATGTTCTTCCATCCCTTCCCCATGGATTTCATGGCTGTTCATTACTCTCCTCATAAACTGAGAGAGTATATGATGGAGCAAAAAATTTGTAAGTTCATAGAGCAGAATGTTGAAGACTGCAATGAACTTGACTGTGACTATGTGTTTGACTGTAGAGGAACTCCCACAGATTTTTCTTACTACAACATCCTGAAGAACCCACTAAACCATGTGATGCTTGCCAGGATGGATGGTGTAGATCCAAATCAGAATTGGACTAGGTGTGTTGCCACTCCAGATGGTTGGATGTTCTCTATTCCTGGTAATGGTCACACTAATCTGGGGTATCTCTACAACACCGATTACACTTCTCATGAAGAAGCAAGAAAGAATTTCTGGGAAGGATATCGTGGTGCAGCAAAAGAGAATGATCACTTTGAATTCAAAAACTATCTTGCTAGGAAACCAATTTACAATGATAAGGTCATCCTGAATGGGAATAGACTCTCTTTCATTGAACCTTTGGAAGCAAGTTCAGTAGAAACATACTATCGCTGGACCTCCATGGTTTGTGAATGGTTATTTGATGGACGCTCAAAGCGTTCTATCCTGGAGGAACTGGTGGAGTCAGTGGTGGAGGTTCAAAATTTTGTGCTCTGGCACTACGCAACAGGGTCAAAGCATGATACAATGTTCTGGAAGGCAGCGGAAGAGATGGCAAGAGGTCACTCTTACGAGGAGAAGTTCTTTGACTTCATCCGTTCTGCTAAATCCAACTCTAGACTTGAACTGACCATGGCTAGTGCTGAAGAACAGTATGGGCATTGGTACGATACGAGTTTCAAGAATTGGATCGACGGCACACAGGAATCTGTGCTATAATAAATAAGTCAACGGTTACGAAATGTAACGGTCGAACACACGCCTTACCGAGACTAAACAGCGTGTCTAAAAAACAGTCTCTCATACCAACCCTGGAGGGTAGGGTTGGAATATTTTAATCGGTGTTCCCCGCACTACTACTTAACCCTTTTTCAAATGTCTGCTACTCTTTCGCGCCAAAAAGGCGCATCTACCTGGGAGGAATTTTGCTCCTGGGTCACCTCCACCAATAACCGTCTCTATGTCGGTTGGTTCGGCGTCCTGATGATCCCAACTCTGTTGGCAGCAACAATTTGCTTCATCGTCGCCTTCATCGCTGCTCCCCCTGTGGACATCGATGGCATCCGTGAACCCGTCGCTGGTTCACTCATGTATGGTAACAACATCATCTCTGGTGCAGTTGTTCCCTCTTCCAACGCAATTGGTCTTCACTTCTATCCTATTTGGGAAGCCGCATCGCTCGACGAGTGGCTGTATAATGGTGGTCCTTTCCAATTGGTAATCTTCCACTTCCTCATCGGCATCTTTGCTTACATGGGTCGTGAGTGGGAACTTTCCTATCGTCTCGGTATGCGTCCTTGGATCTGCGTTGCCTACAGCGCACCTGTCGCTGCAGCATCTGCTGTCTTCCTCGTTTATCCTTTCGGTCAAGGTAGTTTCTCCGATGCTATGCCTCTTGGTATCTCTGGTACTTTTAACTACATGCTTGTATTCCAAGCAGAACACAATATCCTTATGCACCCGTTCCACATGCTCGGCGTTGCTGGGGTATTCGGTGGATCTCTTTTCTCTGCTATGCACGGAAGTCTGGTTACTTCTAGTCTCGTCCGTGAAACTACTGAAAGTGAGTCCCAAAACTACGGTTACAAGTTCGGTCAAGAAGAAGAGACCTACAACATTGTCGCCGCTCACGGTTACTTCGGTCGTCTGATCTTCCAGTATGCATCCTTTAACAACTCGCGTTCTCTGCACTTCTTCCTCGCTGCGTGGCCTGTTGTCGGCATCTGGTTCACTGCTCTTGGCGTCAGCACTATGGCATTCAACCTGAATGGTTTCAACTTTAACCAGTCTATCGTTGAGTCCCAAGGCAAAGTGATCAACACCTGGGCAGATGTGCTCAACCGTGCTGGTCTTGGCATGGAAGTCATGCACGAGCGTAATGCTCACAACTTCCCGCTGGACCTCGCTGCTGCTGAGTCCACTCCCGTCGCACTGACTGCTCCGACCATCGGTTGATCAGTTAATACGATATAATCTAAGGGGTCTTCGGACCCCTATTTTTTTCTCTGATTGTATTAAGTTATGATAACTTCAGAGACACCGCCAAAACTCGCGGAGATTATACGCGACACTTGGCCAAATCTGTTCTACTTAAAAAAGGTAAATAAAAATGACCGCATCGGTATTAACTCAACAACAGAGGGGGTGGTTCGATGTCCTTGATGACTGGCTTAAACGGGATCGTTTTGTCTTTGTGGGTTGGTCTGGATTACTTCTTTTTCCCACTGCTTATCTTGCAATTGGTGGCTGGCTTACTGGCACTTCGTTTGTCACAAGCTGGTACACTCACGGACTCGCAAGTAGTTATCTGGAGGGTGCTAATTTTCTTACAGCGGCTGTGTCAACGCCTGCTGATTCTATGGGTCATTCTCTTCTTCTACTTTGGGGTCCTGAGTCTCAAGGGGACTTTCAGCGGTGGCTCCAGTTGGGAGGACTCTGGAATTTTGTGGCGCTCCACGGTGCCTTCGCCCTGATCGGATTCATGCTTCGGCAGTTTGAAATCAGTCGTCTCGTAGGGATTAGACCGTACAATGCTATCGCGTTCTCTGGGCCTATTGCTGTTTTTGTCAGTGTGTTTCTCATCTATCCACTCGGACAATCCTCCTGGTTCTTTGCGCCGTCGTTTGGTGTTGCTGCGATTTTTAGGTTCCTCCTATTCCTCCAAGGTTTCCACAATTGGACGCTCAATCCCTTTCACATGATGGGTGTTGCTGGTATCCTGGGTGGCGCATTGCTTTCTGCCATTCATGGTGTTACAGTAGAGAATACTTTGTATCAAGATGGTGACGATGCAAACACCTTTAAGGCATTCGACTCAACTCAAGAAGAAGAAACCTACTCTATGGTCACTGCCAACCGTTTCTGGTCTCAGATCTTTGGCATTGCATTTAGTAATAAGAGGTGGTTGCATTTCTTTATGCTGTTTGTTCCTGTTATGGGTCTTTGGACAGCTTCCATCGGTATTATTGGTCTTGCTCTCAACCTTCGTGCTTATGACTTTGTTTCACAAGAACTGAGGGCAGCAGAAGATCCAGAGTTTGAAACCTTCTACACCAAGAACATTCTCTTGAACGAAGGTCTTCGTAACTGGATGGCAACTGTTGATCAACCACACGAAAACTTCGTCTTTCCAGAAGAAGTTCTACCGCGTGGCAACGCACTCTAACTTATGATATAATTAGAGGGGTAAACACCCCTCTTTTTTTATGCAACAAGAATACTGGACGGTCTATACTCCTGACGGTAGGAAGTATGCAGACTGTGGATGGGAACAAGATGCTATTCGTCTTGTCGAAATGGTTCCTGGTAGGACCTATCGCAAGACTAAGTATCTCCACGACCAAGTAATTGATGTCACAGCTACAACGGACAAACAATTACCTGGACAACAAGGATTGCCACCCGCCAAGATTAGAGTCGGAGGACAAGAGCTTGACGCTCAACAGAAATTACCTGAGTCCGAATACGAACCAATTCATTTTAGAGTATGAAAAAACTATTTCTTGCCCTGCTCTTGGCAGCGACTCCAGCATTTGCTGGTGAGGATAAGATCACCAAAGGATACAACAGCATGGATGCCATGGGTTGTATGTTGGTGCGTGAGTGTACAAAGGATGTGGAAGAAGTTCATTCTCTCCTTGACATCTCCTCAGAGTATGATAATACTGAGGAGTTTACACCACATGCATTTGAGTTCAATCAAATGCTCACTGCGTTGCATCAGGTTGATGTGAAAGTATTTCTTGCAGACCAGCGTTACTTTCCTGTTGGTCACCGTGGGGTGTATCATACTGTAAGTAATAACTTCTATCTCAATAGAGATTATATGCATCGTCCTAATGTTCTGATGTCTGTGATGCGTCATGAAGGTTGGCACGCTGCACAAGATTGTATGGCAGGTAGTATTGGTAATAGTCTGATTGCTATTATCAAACCTGAAGAAGATGTGCCTATGATCTGGCGTGTCATGGCAGAGCGTACATATCCTAAGTCTGCTGTGCCTTGGGAAGCAGAGGCAGCTTGGGCAGGTCGTACTGAAGGTATGACAATGAAAGCACTGAAGGCATGTGCTGCAGGAAAAATGTGGGAAGTATATGAACCCACACCACTCACTCGTAAATGGTTAGAAGCGGAGGGTTACATTGATTGAGTCTTTTTCTATTCTCCCATACATCTTTGCAAGATCTAACGACGATAATTTTGAAGAAGTTCAAGATGATCTCATTGATTGGATGGAGAACTATGCAAAAGTATATCAATCAAACCATCGTAGTAATATAAATGGTTATCAAAGTCCAGATGATTTTTATCTGGACAAATCATTTTCTCCATTTTTAAATTACATGAGTGATAGAATCATGTCACTCGTTGATGTATATAAAACTCACGAGGAGGCGAGCATCAGTTTCGCTCCTCGTCTTTCTAATATGTGGTTTAATATTAACTACCGAGGAAGTTATAATGGATTTCATAGTCACCCTGGATCTGCTTTAGCAGGCATAATGTATGTGAATGTTCCTGATAATTCAGGTGGTGTACAGTTCCAACATCATGATGGTCATAGTTTATCTCTGACACAAAATACTGCTCACTATGTTGAACCAGAAGACGGTGATATGTATTTGTTTCCAGCATCTTTGGGTCATTCTGTGGAGATGAATATGCAAGATGAACCAAGGATGTCTATCGCATTTAATTTGTACGAGTTTTACGACTAACTAAATACTAAGAAGCCCAATTTCCTTTTGTCGTAATGCCAACTCGCATTAAACCAAAACGAAGTACCACGCAGGGTCAGATTCCTGGTCTTAACGACCTGGAAGATGGCGAAATGGCGATTAATATAGTTGACCAAAAGATTTATGTCCGCGTTGGTAACGATGTAGAAACTGTTGCTCAGGCAGCAACAGGTGCTACCCCTATTTTTACTGAGATTAATGGTCCATCGACTACTCAGTTGGTTGTTAATAAAAGATACTTGATGAACACCAGCAGTGGAGTCATCAATGCAACCATGCCCATCGTCAACCTCTCGCCTGGTGACAGTATCGAGATGGGAGACGGCGGACAAAACTGGAGTATAAATAATGTTATATTGACCTCAGCTTCGCACCAATTTAAGGATGCTATTGGCAATTTAGATGATGGTCCTGTTAACTTAGATGTTTCAGGTGTGACTGTTATGTTCTTGTGGACAGGTAGTTATTGGAGAATCATTAGCTAATGGCAATCTCACTAAGTAATGCTCACTTCAGTCCGCAAGACTCGACGGGTTACTTTGTATACGCTCTGCGAAGAGATGATGATGACATGTTACACTTCACAAAAGTGAGCACTGCATCAACAACAGAGACCTTCGATCCTTTCCGTTTAGACGGTACGCAAGTCGAAGAGTTCGGTGACTACGATGATTATGTCGAAGAGACAACCGAACAGAAGGCACTCGCCAATAACTCACAAGATAAATATCAGCAGATACGCTTTGATAGGCGAAACTTAAATTATTTCTTAGACACTGACGGATATCTGGTCCTTCAGGTCAATGGAACCCACTCATACTCTGGACCTGTTTAACGAGAACCA